TGGGAGCAAGGCCGGTCTTCGTTGATGTTGATCCCGAGACATGGGGAATCGACCGAAAGAGAGTTCTGGTTGCAATCAACAAAAAGACCAGAGCAATTATCCCCGTTCATCTCTACGGGGAGGATGCAGGCGATTTCTCGCAGTTTGGGATTCCAGTAATTGAAGACGCCTGTGAGGCTTTAGGGACTGTCCCTATTCGGGGGCAGATGGCTTGTTATTCGTTCTACGGAAACAAGACCATCACCACCGGGGAAGGTGGAATGCTCTGCGGGGACTTCGGGGACGCGGGGGAATGGCGGGACGGGGGTTTCGATAAAGACTACCGGAACATCGTTCCGGGGCTTAACTACCGGATGTCCAACATGCAAGCTGCTGTGGGACTTGCTCAGTTGGAAAGGTTCGATGAGCTGCTAGGAAAGAGGCTCGCGAACGCCAAGCTTTACTCCGAGAGATTAAAGGGGCGTGGTAAGTGGCTGTTCGCGGTGGAGACGAAAGACCCCATCGGTCTAGGCAAGTTTCTCAAAACTAAGGGCGTGGAGACGCGATCCGTATTCACGCCGCTTCACAGGTCTCCAGCTTTCAAGCCTTATGCAAAAGGCAAGTTTCGGGTTTCTGAGTGGATTTGGGAGAACCATCTTCTCCTACCCACAGGGCCTCATGTGACCACCGATCAAACAATAAAAATAAGCGAGTGGGTGAATGAGCATAACGACTTACAGCGAGCTCCAGACGGCGTGCGCGAATTGGCTGTCGCGGTCTGACCTTACCAGCCGGATTCCAGAGTTCATCACGCTTGCCGAATCCAGGATCAACAAGAATCTTCGCGTTCGTGCGATGGAGACAACCCAAGCCTCGACCATCGCGGCGGGGGTGATTGCTGTACCGAGTAACTATATCGCCCTGAAGGATGCATATATCTCCTCGACCTCTCCTTATGGTCGGTTGGAGAGAAAGACGGCGGAATGGATCTACGACCATTACCCCTCTAGATCGGCTGAAGACCAACCGGCTTACATCGCGAGGGAAGGGTCTAACTTCATCTTTGGCCCTTATCCGGACGGGAATTACACGGTCACGCTGGTCTATTACAACCGGCTGGCTGCGATCTCCGGGGCGACGAATTCAGTCTTTGATTCATATCCGGGGCTGTGGCTCTTTGGGGCCTTGTGTGAGTCTGCACCTTTCCTTAAGGACGACAAACGAGTCGTTCTCTGGGAAGCGAAGTTCAAAGAATTGATGGGAATGGTTCAGGACGAGGACACCGATGAATATATCTCCGGTGGGCCTCTCTATCAGCAGCCAGGATGAGTTTCATAAAGCTTCTGGGGTACGCCCCCGACGCTGACCCCACAATCGTAGGGGTTATTACAGGAGCCTCCGGGGTCGTGCCGTCCCTCAAGGGGATGAAGGGCGCTCCTTCTCCTGCCGGGACTGGGATTTCAGCAGCAGCGGCGACGGTGGTAGGGGCGGCTACTGTGACCCTGCTTGACGATACGAACCGGATTTTTATCGGTACTGACACCAAGCTCTACGAGGCGAATTCAACGTCTTTTGCTGATGTATCTCGCGCGGCGACTTACTCGGCCACAGCCTCAACTCCGTGGCGGTTCGGAGTCCAAGGGAACGTCTCGCTGGCTTCAAACCAGAACGACACGATCCAGGCTTCGGTTTCCTCTGGAGCGTTTTCCTGCATTTCAGGCGCTCCGAAAGCTTCGTTCATAGAGGTCGTAGATCAATTCGTTTTTGCTGCGTACACGAATGACTCTACGTTCGGGACTTCACCTGATAGATGGTGGTGCTCAGCTCTTGGGGACTATACGAGCTGGACTCCTTCCATTTCGACTCAAGCAGCTACCGGGAGGCTTCTGGCGGCTCCGGGGCCGATCACGGGAATAAAGAAATACGGCCAGCAAGTCATCATCTACAAGAAACGGGCGATGTTTCTTGGAACTTACGTTGGCCCTCCGGTGATTTGGGCTTTTCAACAAATCCCCGGTGAAGTCGGGGCCCTTCAGCACGAAGCGATTGTAAATATCGGGACTGAAGACAACCCGAAGCACATCTTTCCGGGGACGAATGATTTCTACATCTTCGATGGGTCAAAACCTCGATCTATCGGGACGAACCGAGTAAAGAACACCGTCTTTGGGGCGCTGCTGGATTCCCGGTATTACGCGGTGAAGGCTTTGCACGACCGTACGAATGCTCTGGTTTATTTCTACTACCCCGTTTCTGACTCTTCGATTCCTGACCACTGCGTTGTCTACAACTACAGGACGGATCAGTGGGGGGTAGACGACAGGCAGGTAGAAGCGGTGCTGGATTATGTGACTCCGGGGATTACCTATAACGCCCTTGGGAATTACTACGCGACTTATGAGGATCTACCGAACCTTCCCTACGACTCTGCTTTCCTTGGGTCTAGCGTGAGGTATCCGGCGATCATTGACACGAACCACCAACTGAAGACTCTTACCGGGCAGGCTGGAAATTCAGCGATGACGCTTGGAGACATTGGTGATGAGAACCAAGTCTCCACGCTTCGTAGGGTAAGGCCTCGATTCATCACCGCCCCTACGACTGCGCTTCAGACCAATTACTACAAGATGAACTCGGGAGACTCTTTGACGGTGGATCAACTGTCCCAGATGAATAACGGGAAGTTTGATCTTATGAGAGATGCTCGCTGGCATCGTCTTTCCTACACCTACACAGGTGATTGGGAGCAGTCTGGACTTGTTCCCGATCTAGTCGCTTCAGGTCTGGAATAAGTGGGAAAACTGAATCTGTCGGCTCAGCTTCCGGCTGAGTACGACAGGTCTGCCTTCGTCTCGATCATCGAGGCGATTTGCACTCAGGTTAACAACCTCTCCGAAGGAAAGCTCGCGGGAAGGTATTACAACTCGACGGTAGCTCCCTCTGCGACGGCGATGCCCGGAGCAAAGGGGGACATTGTTTGGAACTCTAACCCCACGGTGATTGGGAGCGTGTCTCCCGGTCTATCCGCGTCGTATCTCCTCATCGGCTGGCAGTGCCACGTCTCAGGTTCTCCGGGGACGTGGAAAGAGATGCGCGTCCTCATAGGAACTTAAATGTCTACCTCACCACTTGGGCCGCTAACCCTACCAAACGGAATCCAGATCGGGAGTAACGAATCTGGAATCTTCCGTTTGGATGGCGGCAGTTTCGGCACGGCTCCCGGTTACTTTTCTAACGGCGGGGAGAGCGGGCCTGATCTTTGGACTCCTGGCGGCCCGATTACGCGGCTCCCTGTCGGAATTACCGGGGGAGACTATTCGATGTTGGACGCATCGCTGCGCCCATACGGTCCGCAACTTGCGGATTACTACAAAAATGTAGTCGCAACCGAAAATTACGACCCAACGGGTTTTGACGGCTTAATGATGAAGGCCACCCCTTACTTGATCGGGGCCATTGGCGGAGCGGGGGCTTTAGGTGCATTCGGTGGTGCTGCTGGGGCAGGTACTAGTCTCGCTGAGGAAATCGCGGCTCTCACTGGCAGCGGGGTAGCGACTCCCGGAGCCGGAGCGGGGTTGGAAGCGTATCTCAGCGGTTCGCCGTTAATCGGAGATTTCGGCAATACGACACTGCTCGGCGGCTCTGGCGCGGATCAACTTGGAGGCGGTATGTGGGACTGGCTAAATGATTTGAACATTCCGGACGTAGACTGGAGCGGCGCTACCGGAATGGGCGGCGATCTTGGCGGCGCCGTTGCCCCTTGGAGCGGCGGCGGGTATGACTACGGCGAGTTTCTGAAGTCCATCGGTATCGACCCGTCTTCTACGCAGTTCAGCGGCGGAACGATGTCGAACGCTGACATCATGAACTCGATCAATGGAGGCGGGAGCACCTTTAGTCCTTCTAACGTCTTCAGTGGAGTGAAAAGTCTCCTCGGCGGGAACGGCGGTCTCGGTGCGCTGCTTGGGGGTCTTGCTGGCGGCCTTGGGGGTGGATCTAAGCCTGCTGGTCAGATCACGACCACCACGGACATTCCTGAGTGGCTTAAGCCTTACGTCATCAACA